TCAAACTTCATCAAATCTTGTGGTCGTTTCATTGTTTTTTGTCCTTGTGATTTTAACGTTACATATGAAATCAATCTTGCAGTTTCCCACAATGATCTTGAATTTATATTTTCATTCAAACGATTTCCAACGTACGCATCCCACACATCTACCATTGAATAACTTTCCAAACACAAAGGAGTTTGTTTTAACGTACCCAACACAAACCCCCTTATGAAATTTTTCAATGGCAATTTTACTTTTTTGCTTCAACCTTTAAATTACCCAATGCACTTAAATCATTTTGCATTGCTTCAGTGAATACACTAATCAATCCCATGTCATCATCAATTGCATCAATAATAAAATCTTTTGTGACTTTTTCACCTGATGCCTTCATTCCAGCATAAGCAATTTCAACAATCATGTTCATTGTGACATTTTCGCCCATTTCTGAAATTGATGATCCAGTTTCTTTTTCATACATTAATAATGCTTTGAAACCGAATTTGAACTTGTACTCTTTGTTTTTAATTTTTATCATGATACAAATATATTAAAAAAGGGAATGAAGTTTCCCCCATCCCCCATTTATCACAATATAACAAAAATCAATTTCTTACACAGTTGCTTGTGTTATTGCACCAGTTCCTTCAAAAGATACTGAAAATGTGCTTGATTCCTCAAGCCCATCAGTTCTTTCAAGTGAAGTGATATAACAAGAACCACTATATTCTTTGTCACCAGCTACATCAGTTGTCCATGTTACAGTCACCAAAGTTCTTCCAGTGAATACAGTGTACAAATCCTCATATCCATAAGTTGCATCTTCAGCGAAAAATCCTTCAGCCGAACCGCTGAATGATTTTTGTCCTTCTAATGCTTCCTTCCATCCGTTTGAGTCTTTTGTTGATGCATCTCTTGTTGACATATCAAAAGTCAATGAGTTTGATGTCAAGTGTGCTACTGTTGTTCCAGCAACTTGTATTTTTGCTAATGTTCCGTTTAATATTCCAGTTGAAGCCATTTCTTTATTTTCTTAAATTTTATACAATATTAATTATCAGATTTTTTCTTCTTTGTAACTTTTTTAACTTTTGGTTTTTCCTCATTGTCCATTGCCACTTCAACAATGTGTTCAATTTGTTCTTCAAAAGTAAAACCATCAAGTGCTTTTGCTACTTTTAATTTTATTAATTCTTTTCCTAATTTATTAGATACACGCAATTGTGATCCTTCAGGTAATGTTTTTGCATGGATTGCATAATCCTTTGTTAATTCTATTCTCATAAATTTAATTTTTTTGCTTTTCTTTTTATATACTTTTCAAGTTTATCACTTGCTTGAGTGTATATTTTATCACTCGTTTCAGAATAAGTTTTCTGAATAAAATTCTTTTTTCCAGTTGGATTGGCTGAATGCGTTCCAACTCCGTATTCAATCCACCACGCATAAAATCCATCAAACTTTTTTGCACCCCTTCCATATCTTGGACCAACCAATACATTTGGATATTTTTTTGATTTAGATGTTTTAATTGCAAGTGAGTTTTTAAGTTCTTGTGGTCTATAATCAGTACCCCTTACATTGATTTTTTCAGTTCGTTGATTTGGTGCATTTTGTCGCATCTTATCAAGAACTGGCTGCATTTGCCTTCTTAATATTTTAAGGATTTCACCCCTTTTCATCTTGTCATCCAAAGATTGAATTTCAAGCATAACACCTTCAAAACCTTCAACTTTATAGTTTATCATAACTTTTTACTTGCACTAATCATCAGACCTTCACGACCAAGTTCTTGGATGTCAAGAATGTCATAGTATTTTGAATTGTAAACAATACGCATTGATTCATCAATTCCATCAAAGAACCGAATCTTGAATTTAACCTTGCTTGTTGATGTCACTTGGTCCGCTTCAACTTTTTCATTACCCAAACCACGTTGCACATTTGCAAATGTTGTGTGAAACGTTGACCAACTTGCAGTGTATTCACCAATTGAATTGGTTGAAAACGTTTGTGATTGAATCACTATTTTTCTATCTAAACGACCTATGTTCATATTTCAGTTCGTTGGCTTACCATTGACATTTGGAACTTTGTTCCTCTTGATAGGTTGTGCATATTGCTTCCAACAATTGTGTTTTGTCTATTCTCAAACATATCCGACACAATCATTCTTAATGCTTGTGTGACCATTTTATCAGAATTAGCCAAAGTTGTTATTTCAATCTCAATTGGAAAATCACGATCATATAAGTTTGGCAAATTGTCCTTCATCTCAACATATGAATAAAGTCCATTTGTCCAAATGTATTTTGATGAATCCAATGCAGTTCTTGCATTGTCAGAATTATAATAGTAAATTGTAAATGCATCAATTGGATTGACATCAATTCTGAAGTCATCCCATTCAGTCATGTACCCAGTTACACCACCTTTGATAAGTAAACCAGCCTCGTTCCATAACATCAAATGTGCTGATGCTATGTAATCATTTATTAAATCATCAAACGATGAATCTAAAATGTTTAAATGTCTTTTTGCTTCAACCAAAGTCAAACCCCAATTGTTCGATGGTGTGTAGCTTGTTATTTTTTTGTTTCTTATCATTGATTTTAAAAAAAAAAGAGGATGGGCAAAACCCACCCTCTTCATATATTAACTAATTAAAACTACTAATTACTATCCAAAATTTCCGACCGAAATGGCGTCAGACTGTATAAGTGCCGCATCCCAGTAAGAATTCAAGATTAATCTGTTTGTTCCGCTTACCGCTTGTGTGTATGGATCAACCAAGATTTCAACTCCACCAAATTGTGCAATTTGAATTTTTGAGAAGTCACCATAATAAACAACTGGCTTGCTTGCTATGTCAGCAATTTGGTTTGAGAACATTGCCTTAACTCCCATAATCGCTTCATTGATGATTAATGGATTAACACCACTAACTTGTGCAGCAGTGTAAACATCACTGAATAAATCATTTGAGATTGCGAATCCTAAATTACCTCTATTGTGGTTGTTTGATTGTACTTCCTCAACAAGTGCCATCATCAAGTTTGTGATGTTTGCATTTGTAACTGGAGTTTTTCCTTGACCTAAATAGTTGTATGAGCCGTTGCTTGAGTCGTTCGTAAATAATGCATACTCGACCTTTGACCCAACGGCTTGAGCAATTGAGTTTCTCAATGCTGATTCAAGTGATTCGTTGCTTTGCATAGCGGCTTGTTTACTAAAATCGACAAAACTTGCAAGTCTTTTTGGAGCAAGGTCTTTTTTGCTCATTGCAGAACCGCCATCAGCAGCTGCATCAGTCTCACCTTCCCATTGCGTTGTAACCGCACCCAAGATTGGAATACGTTGGTCAGTTGTTGAAGTTACACGAGTAACACCAAGATCGTCTAAAATGGTATTGGAGTAAACGGCGTCCACGAAGGATTGAGTTTCGATTCCCGATGTATTTGATTCAGTAATAACTGCTCTGTTCAAAATCATTGATGGTATAACAACACCATTTGCACTTCGACCAATTGCAGTCATTTCTTTTTGACCTTCTTGAGCCATTTCTAATTCAACACCATCAAGTTTTCCACCAAATGCTGCACGTACCGCTTTACCAAAAGAAAATTCTCTTACAATTTCTTTTTCCTCTTTAGTTTCTGCCACTACTGGACTTCCACCTAAATTTGCTGCTTTCATTCTTATTTCTTCTTCTTTTTCTACTTTTGGAAGTTCATCAACCAATTCAGTTAATCTCTCCATGTTTGTATCAAATGATACTTTTTCATCTTCAGAAAAATCTCTATTTTCTTCAGATACTAAATTTTCAAGAGCATCAAGGGAAGTTTTCACTTCACCGATTTCTTCTCTTATTACTTTACTATTTCTCATTTTCTAAATTTTATACTACAAAAATCAATTTTTATATTATAGGTACTTTGTAACAATTTTAACTTTGTTATAATTTCGCAAAGCTGATTTTGTTTCAAGTCCCATTTCAACAATTTCTTCTTCTTCAACCTCAAGTGATTTTTTAAGTTCATCAACTTGGTCAGCACTTCGTTTGAAGGCATCACGATTTGAACCAGCACTTACAATTGACCACTCAACCAATTCTTGTCGTGTGAAGTAAATGGTGTTTCTATCCTCATCTTCTTCTTTGCCATATCGATATTCATGTGGAATTGCTCCAACACTCGCCATCTTCAAAATACCATCTTGCATTTTATTAAATACTTTGTCAGCCAAAGGATTGTTTCCTTCGCGTTCAAATGTTACCTCACCAATCAATGCATCACCATCTCTAAAAACTCGTGATGTTCCAATGATTGTGTCAGGATTAGAACCACTCACTTCGTGATTATATCCAACAATTGGATTTCTGTCATATGTCGACAAATCCCATCCATCAAGTTTGAATGATGTACCATGTCTATCAATTGACTCGGTTGAAATTATAAATTGTGCAGTTCGTTCAACTTCATTTATATTTCGAACCTCTGCAAGTCTTTCTATTTTATTCATTACTTTTCTATTTTTATCAATTTCTTTTAATTTACTTTCTGACCATCTTAATCCAGCTTTGCCACCCCACAACAAATATGATATTGTTCCACACGCTTCAGTGTTACTTTCATCATAATACACTTCAGCACGTGACAAATATGAAAACATCCTTTTGATAGTATCTTCAGTGATTGGTTCTTTATTTGCAAGTTGTTGACCTCTAACTTTTCCAACTTGTGTTGCACATTTGTTTCCAACCTTTTCATTTAATTCAATGCCACGTTTTGCATTGTTTGAAACCGCATCCGGATAATCACTATAACTCGCCATCTTCCTTTTTATAATAATCTTCCATGTCCTGAATAGGTATTCTATTTATCTGAACATAACGTTCATCACCACCCTCAATTGGATTTCTATCCTCAAGTTCAAGTACATCGTTTATGCTATAAGCACCAATGTCAGTCATCAATCTATAATATTCACCTTTTGTCTTGACATCAGTACGAAGTAAACGATCAACATTGTGCTTAAAATAATGGTCAAGTTTTTCTGTATCTTTTAATAGTTTCCTTCTATATTCTTGCTCAATCTTTTCAATCCATGTACCAATTGAATAAGTCACAAATTCAATGGACTGATGTTCAATGTTTGAAAACGTTGAATTTTCCATCTCATTAATCATGTGTGATGGTATTCCAAGAATTGTTGCAATCTCATTCTTTTGGAATTTTCTTGTTGAAATCCATTCAGCATCTGCTGGAGGAAGTCCAATACGATGATATTTTGAACCAGCATCAAGAATTGCAGTTCCACGTGTTCCGTTTGGTCCATAGTTTGCAGCCCATTGTTGACTGATTGCATCTTTTGTTTCTGGTTTCAACACACCGGCGTATTCGATGAAGCCGTCGATCCTACTCCCTTTGTTAAAAAAATCTGCTCCATAATCTTGTGCTGCAATAGATAAACCAAGATTTTGTTTGTGTGCTTGTATTGCCGAAAGTCCAACAACTGGATCAACTCCAAACCCACGAAGATTTATCATGTCAGCATCTTTAACAAGCAATGATTCAGTTTCGTTGTATGCTTCCTTAACCTGAACCTTCCAATAAATCTCATCATCATATTTAATTGGTTCACATTGTTCACGAGTTACATTGACCAATGATGTTGGTGTTCCGAACTGATCACGTTCAATAATGGCCAAACCATTACCATGATTGATGGCCGATGTGATTAATATTTGTGTGAAGTCAAATGAAATTGATTCATAGTTTGCTTCAGCATTCAACAAGTATTCTGTTGGATGTGCAACTATTTCACGCCTTCCATTTTGTTTTCGAAAAACCTCAACTGGCAACATTGCCACTGATTCTGTTATTCTTCTTACTCCAGCCCAATACGCTGACAAACCCATTGCGGTTTCTTCAGTGACTGGTGTTCTTCCAATCATTCCACCAAAGTTTGCGTTTAAAAAACCCTTTTTTGCGGATAGAACTGGATTGATTCTTTTGATTTCAAACCCAAATAAATTCACTATTGCAAAAATGAAACATTACATTTTTATAAATATGTAAAATATTTAACTAAAAAAACCCTTACATTTCTGCAAGAGTTTGTTTGTTTTAGGTTTTGAGTTTATTAAATATATGCGTTTTCTAATCTTTCAACTCTTTGTGAATCATCTTCACCATTAATTGTGTAGTCACCAATAACACTTTGTATAAGTTCTAAATGTAAATCTGATTTACCATTTAATTCTAAATCCCAATTTTTTAATTCTTTATAAACTTCATATTTATATGATGGTTTTAAATCTCTCATATAATGTTTATATTCATTATTCCAAAAATCAAACATAAAAACTTTTATAGTTTCATCTAATGATAATTTAAATTCATCTTGATAATTTAATAAGTCATTAAAAACATCTTTTGTGATCTCATTATTATAATTAAAGAAACTTAATAATGAATCTAATTTTTGAAGTTGTGTTGTATTTGTCATATCTCTTATTGTTTATTGTATAACAAATATATACATAATAATTAGAATAACAAAAAAATTTATTTTTTCTTAAAATTAATTGATTGCAATGCTTTAAACGATTGATAATTTCTGTGTGGTTTATAGTCAGGTAAATAAATATTAATTTCTTTGACACATTGGTCATAAGCCATTTTGCGAATCTTAACCTTTTTCAAATGCTTATGAAATAAATCATCTATTCCTTTTGTCACTGCATCAATTATTTCTTCAGGAACTTCAATCTCACGATTGTTTTTATTTGATAATATAACACGATAAGAATCAAAGTCTTTGTAATGATTAAAATGTGGTGCATATTCACGAACCAAATCAAGTGCAGCATCATAGGCATCTTCACTTGTGTGATGTCTTAACATTTCAAGAAACAAGAAATCAAAGTTCCTTTTATTGTTTAATACATCAAATATTTTTTTTGGTACTTTCATATAATATATAAATTGCCATCCTCTAAATAAGATTTGTTTGAGTCAGGTTTGTCAAGCCACAAACCAAATGCCATAATGTTTGAAATCAATCCATCAATTTTTTTGTTTGGTGAACGTGTGTCTTTTTCAAGTTTTATGTTTCCAGCTGGATCAGACTTAACCGATGCATTGCCAACCATCCAACGCAACACTGGATTGTTGCCATGATTAAACTTTTTACTTTCAACCGCTGCTTGTAATTCTTTAGTTGGTGCATTCATAGATTTAAACCCTTGTCTAAATTCAATCAAGTCAAACCCTTCTTCATATAACTTTGGTGCAATATGATGTGAGTTCCAATTGTCATATGCAATGGATTGGATGTCATATAATTTATTAAGTTGACCAAGTTTGTAAATGATGAAATCATAGTCAATCACATTGCCACTTGTTTCTTCAATGTAATCATCACGAACCCATTCACGATAGTTAATATTTTTTTTGTCAGCTGATTGTGTTCCTTTATCTTCAGGCAACCAAAACCAATTTTTAGAATAATACTTTTCATCTATTTTCCAAACCAAAGAAAATGCAGTGATGTCACTTCGTGATGACAAATCCAGGCCACCATAGCAAGGATAATCACGCAACATCTCATCATCAAAATCCCAATGTGATTTGGTCCATACCTCATCATTTATCCATCCGTCTTTTGATTGTGTCCAAACATTTAGATAGTATCTTTTAAATGAATTCAAACTTGCTGCACTCACCATTGCTTTGTTTGCTTCCTTTTCATAGGCACGTTTGCCAATACTTATGTTGTAATTTGGATTTGCTTTTTTCCAAGTACGTTCATCAAATGGATCATCTTCTTTGTCAGCACCATAAACACAAACCAGTTGTGATTCATCTTCAATCAAACCTTTTGCAATGTCAATGGCTTGTTCGTGTCTTTGGTATCCAATACCATATAAATCAGAACCAGCAGTTGTGATAATAAATGACAAAGGTTGCTTCCTGGCCCCTTGTGATTTCTCAACCATCTCAAGAACTTCATTGTTTTTGTGAACGTGCAACTCATCAATAATGGCCAATTGTGGATTTATACCATCTTCACCACCAGCTTCTTTTGATAATATTTGATATGTTTTTAAACCGCCAATGTGATCTGGGGCAGTGATTGAGTTTCGATATATATTGCACTTGGATTTTAATCTTGGTGATTTTTGTATCACTTGCTTTGTTGCATCAAATACAAGACCAGCTTGTTTCCTTCCCCAAGCAACACCAACAATTTCAGAACCCCCTTCACGTTCTATGTCAATAAATACACAAGCAATGGATGCAGCCAAAAATGACTTACCTGATTTTTTTGGAATCTCAATGTATGCACTTGTGTATTTTCGAAGTCCAGTTGCTTTATGCTTCCAACCAAACAAAGGTTTTATAATGTCATCCTTTT